TGCGCGGCTTGGTCTCCTCGACGACCTCCTCCGCGTCCTCGACCTCGGTAGTCTTGGCAGCCTTCGCCGCAGCACGCTTCGCGTCGGCCTTCGCCTTCACGGCCTGGAGACCGGCCTGCTTCATGGCCTTCGCCTCGCCGGACTTGACCATCGCGAGTACGGCCTTGACGGTCGGATCGTTCGGGCCGGTGAACGAGTAGCGGTCCCGGGTCTCCCCGACGACGCGCTCGAGCTTGCCGTCCGCAGCCAGCTTGCGAAGCAGCATTCGGACCGACCGGCCGTCGTAGTTCTCACTGGTCTGCTCGGTGATGTACGCGGCGAGCTCCGCCGAGCCGAACTTCGGGGCAGACGCAGCCTTCGCCGTGGTCTTGGTGGACTTCGTCGCCTTGACCGGCTTGGCCGGAACCTCGTTCTCCTCGTCGTCGCCGACCTCCTCGAGGTCCTCGAGGTCCTCGTCGTCCTCCATCTCCTCGACGTCCTCGAACTCGTCCTCCTCGGGCTCCTCGACCGGAGCCGCCTTCGCCTTGGTGCTGGTGGCACGTGCCGCCATGGTGTCCTCTTCCCCTCGGGGTTTGTGATTCGTGGTTGAAGCGTCGGGGAGCAACATTACCCGGCTAGCGGCTAGCCGTCAAAGCGGCGCTGTATGGCTTCCATTCCCCGGCGTAGCATGACACCCGACCACGGACACCCGTCCGGCCATTCCAATCCCTCTGGAGCGATCTCATGGCCCGTATAGCCATCGTCCACTTGCCGGACCACACCGCCGTTGACGCGTTCATCGAAAAGATGGAGTACACCAACGGGGATGAGCGACTCGTCGGCATCTTCGACTACCCGGCCCGGCGGGAACTCACGGACCACCCGAACTGCTTCATCAATGGCAAGCAGGCCTGGGTCCGGGATCGGATCGGCTTCATGAAGTGCGGCGTCTGCGGCAAGCGGAACAAGCGAGTCCGCCGTTTCCTCATCGAAGCTTTGTTCGACCTCTTGGGAGCCAACCTTTACGAAGGTGCTCCTGCGGCCTTTCGTACACCGGAGGGCTACGGTAATCCCCCGCGATGAACTTACCCCGATTAATCCAGCGCCAGGTATCCCCTTCGGGGATATACCATGTCGTGCTGGATTTAATTCGAGGAGTTCTGTTCACGGCTGCAAATGACCCCCGGTTAAACAAGCGCTACCGGGGGTCACGTGCTTGTTATTCGCTGTATTTACGCTGGTTACACAGCGTGTTGCGTCAGGAAACGACGCGATTGGTTCCCCGCACCTCACCGTTGGCCGGGACGGTCGTCCCGTTGATCACGGTCGTGATGGGCTGCGGGGTGAACGCCACGCCAAGCGCGGCAATGACGGTGATCACGAGGTTGATGATCTCGTTGGTCGTCAGACCGCCGTCGATGAGGGTGACGAGGAGCTGAAGGCCGGTGATGAGGGCCGCGACGTACGTCTTCATCTTCTCGTACTGCGGCAGGTTCGCCGTCAGGTAGACGTTGATCGCCATGACCGCCTGCACTCCGACCATGACCCACTCGGAAGCCGTGATGTGGTCGTCAGCGTTCACCTGCTGGATCGTCGTCAGCACGGCCATGACGAGCAATCCCAGTACCGGAAGAATCAACTTGTTCTTCATGTCCCCTCCTTTGGGGTGTGGTCAATTGCCTGGGAGCCAAGAACTGCGCCCAGATGAGAGTTACCAGCCCGGTCCACACCGCGATGCCGAACAACCAGAACACAGCTGCACGCCACGCGAAGAAGTTACCGGGCAGGTCCACGTCCAGTTGGCGGAGAGCCACCATCACGAGGACCATTGAAGTTGTGCCCAGAATGCCTGCCAGCACCCGACCAAGAGCGTCGGTCCACCAGCGGACGATTGTGAAATAGACCACAGCAACGGCGACGATGCCGAAGGAGCCTATCTGGTAGCCAAGGCTACCAAGCTGTTCAAGTCCCATTTTGTTGCACTCTCTGCCCCAGATTACGGAGCATTTGCCGGAAGTTATTGTCTCGACGGGACTGTGCCCAGCCCTGGGCAATCTTAGCACCACGCGACAGAATCTGTTCCGCGCGGGCCTGTGCGGCATCAGCTGCCTCTTTGCGCTGCTCCGCGTCGGTCATTGTCCGATAGCCCTTCGTGCTTCGGATTGCCAAGCTTGGAGAAGGCGCAACATGGTTTCACCCTGGTCTTGCAATGGCTCGAGGCCTTGCGCGAGCATCTCGGCCACCGACTGCCATCTGAGTGCTACGTCACGCCACTCATTTTCTCGGGTGCGGGCATCGTCAGCCCTCTTCTCTAGGAGCTCGACAGTTCGGTTGATGTGAAGCTCATACCGATCTTTCAAGTCCTTCACTTCTCGCTCATGTTGCTTGACCATCTCGTCAACCTGACGCTTGGTCCACAAACGAGACGTGAAAAGACTAATGATTATGAGACTGACGAGGCTGGCGATCGAAAGCCCATTAAGGGCCCACGTCGGCAGCCCGCCAATCTCGGGAGGAATACCCTCCGCGAACCAGTGAAGCATTCCTCCCCGTCCTGCGCGCCGGTGTTACTGGGTGTGGACCGTGCCGGGCTGGCTACCGACGATGATCTGCGCCGCCTTCGCCATCTCGGCAAGCGGCGAGTCGGCCGGGATCTGCTGGCCCAACGGCTTGCCACTGGAGTCCTTGTCCGGCTTGCCGAACAGGAAGTTGCGCAGAGCCTGCTCGTCGTCCGCGTGCTGGCCCAGCTTGCGACCGGGGTAGCCGGACGACCAGCCGGAGGCCTCGAGCACGGCCTTGCCGACCTCGGCCCGGATCGCCGTGTCCTTCATCGCGCCCAGAAAGAGCTTGTTGAAATCGGCCTGGTTCACGGGGAGCTCCTCCTCCGTTGGGGGTTGTACGGGCTTCGGGGGTACGTAGACACCCCAGGGACGCGTGTCCTCCTCGGCGCGGGTTTCGTACCGGCACGAGAAGTGCGCGTGGTTGTAGTGCTGGTCCGAACCGGTGTACTTCTTACCGGCCCAGTCCGTGCTGGTGGAGTAGATCATGCCTCGCCAGATGATGTAGTGCAGGCGACACATGTCGTTGGGGTCCAGCCAACGCTTCTTCTCGTTGGCGATGATCATCATGATCTTCTGGTCAAACCAGGAGTCCTTGATGTCTCCGCGCTTGCCGTCCGGCCAAGGACCGGTGGAGTCGCAGTCGTACGCGTGGACCTCGTTCTTGTGATCCGAGTCCTTGTTCCGCAGTGCGGCGTAGTCCTCGTCCGGCAGGTGGTCCGACGTTCCGCCAGCCGCGTGTGCGGTGTCTCCGACGAACCCTTCGGCTCCCTTGTCGCGCTTGCTGCCCTTCGGCGAGCTCTTGTCGAACTCATCACGAAGCACCGGCAAGCAGGGAACCACTACCCATGCACTCATAGATCCTCCTTTCGCATCCATCATCGCACGTGCCGCGTGGAGAACCTACGTTAGAGGGCACCCAGATCCACGCTGAGGGAGTGGCGGACCACACCGCATGGATCGGGGTGCCCCCATGGCACCACGGGCCTCTCAGCCCATTGCGACCAGGGTGTCCCAGTCGACGGCGACGCCGTCCTGGTTGCGGACCTCGCCGGTGTTCGTGTTCAGCCAGTAGCCCTGCGGAACGCGCCAGCGGTCCTGGCCGATCTGCTCGGTGTTCGGCCACGTCTGGCTGAGTGACAGCGACGATCCTTCGTAGTTCGGGTTGACGAAGATCGTGATCCACTCCTCCTTGATCGTGTCCTTGTTGTTCGCCTCGGTCATCGCCGAAGCCAGGGCTTCCCCGTTGGTTCCGTCGTACTGCATCCAGGGCAGTTCGGGGTTCCAGGTCGGTTCGGTCATCAGAGCACCACTCCTGTGTCGCCGGGATCGATACCCGCATATTGAACCACGAAGTCCAGGATCTCCGTGGACGAAGCGAAGATGATCAGGTTGCCGGTACCGGTCACGCGAACCAGGGATAGCAGCAACGAGATGTACCCGTCCGAAGGAGCGATGTAGAACGCGTTCATCGGCAGCACGTTAGATTGCGCCGCGCTGTCGATCGTGTTCCGCATGTGCGTCAACTGCGTACTGGCGATCGTCGCCAGAGTCCCCGTCGTGGACGAGAAAGCCACGCGGCACTTCACATCGCCGATGTCATTGTCGATCGAGGTGTCGAGGTTGATGTTCGTCGTGTTGATTTGGTAGATCCGGCCGGAAGCCACCGGGATGTTGTCGAGTCGGAGAAACGGCGTCTCCGTCGTGGTAACGCTACCGGTGGAAGTGGTCCGGCGAGCTCGCTTCAAGACCAACTGCTGCGATCCCTCGACAGTCGACATGCGAGAGTCCAGGTCGTTGATCGCGTTCTTGACCGCCACGCCGAAGCCGACCGATGGGATCGGCTGGCCCTGGACTGGTGTGGTGATGGTGTAGGGCCCAGACATGTTAGCTCCAAACCGCGTTGTCCCAGCCGTCAGGACCGTCCCACACCGCAGCGGGGAGAACCTGCACAGCCGTGATTCCCTGAAGGTAAGACGCGCCCGACACTCCGTGCTGGACGGTCAGAATGCGCCAGGTTCCGCTGACGCGCGTTCCACTTGCGTCGGTGATCGTCACCAACTGCCCCGGCTTCCGGCGTGGATCGGCTACGCACACCAGTCCGACCTGGGCACGAGGCCGGGCCAACTGGTTCAACAACTGCGAAGCGATGTCCGTTGCCGTGGTTCGGTTTTGAAGCCAGTTCATATCGGCATCCAGCGATCGTTCAGTTCGCAGAAGCACCGATGCGTCATCCCGCACTGTCGTGTACCCATCGGCCTGACGCAAGCCATAGCCGAGGATATTGATGTACGGGACCTGGTCTCCGCCGTTCACCAGGTAGACCGTTTTGCCGGTGAAGTTGATAACCCTCAGCACCACCGACTGTGCCGACGTGCTATCGAAGCTCGCCTTCACGTAGTTCTCGTTCAGGACCACCCCGGAGCCGTCCGCAGCATTGTTCGCCGTGATGTAGTGGCTCACCGGCTGCGGTCCGGTAATCTGCGTAGACGTGAGGTTTACGATGTTGTACTCGGCCGAAGCGTAGTTAGCCGCGCCGTGAATCTCCACCGCCGGAGCGTCCAGCGGCATCGTCAGGATGTTGGTACCCGGCGTGAGTGGAATCGCCGTCAGGTATCGCAGCACCGGCTGCGGCTTGGTGTCCACGCGCGTGTCCTGGAACTTCAACGTGATGACGTTCCGGATCACTGACGGATCGGCTACTGCCTCAAGAGCGGACGAGTTTGTCGCCGTATCCTGAATGGCAGCCGGGGTCATCTGCGCGGTCTCGCCGAAGTACGACGGTGGCAAGAACTCGAGAGCATCGCCCTCATTAGCCCGGTACATCGCCAGCGCATTCCGTGCGATCTCCGCGAAGGTATCCCACACGTTGACCGGGCCTTCGATCGACAAGCCCTCGAGCGGCAGGTTCGTAGACCGCATC